GATGTTACCGCGCTGAAGGGCATCCAGGTCCTTCACTTCGGCGTGGATGCCCTTCAGCGCGGTAACATCATCTTCGCCGAGTTCCTCTCCGTTGGCGATGCGCTCGTTGAACTTCTGCGCCTTGGCGAGTGCCGCAGCGCGTTTCTCCTTGAGATTCACAGTGAATCTCCTTCCTGAGCTGTCTGCTCATAGATGTGTATTAACTGCGACATGGCCTCCACGGACGGATTGGCTTTCCGCTCCTCGACCTTGGCCTGTTCAGGCTCCTCGGTCTTGGCTTCGGCGTTACCGCTGGCTTCCTCCACATCAAGATTGGTTTTCTCCCCATCCAGTTGGGACAGGACATTGTTCAGGCTCTCAGCGGCAGCGTTGATCTGCGCCACTGATTTGCGTAGCGTGCCTTCATTCTTGGCTGATATGACGCGCCCCGCCTTGATCTCGGCAGTCAACATGTCAGCAGCAGATTTGACCGCCACGATTGAGGTGTCCTGATTTGCTCCGACAGGCACGAACGAAGCTTCGTAGACCTTGAGCTTGCGCAACTCATTGGCTGTCTGCCCATCGTCCAGTTCCACGGTCCCCTCATCCAGGACATCAAAAGCAAATGAGAGCTGCGACAGACGCTTACCTTTCACCAGGCGGTACACTTGCGCGGATTTAGGCGAATCCATATCGAATTGCCCCTTGATCCACCACCCGTGGTCGTCTGTTCCCATGTCGATGGCACCGCCGAGGTTGTAATCAGGGTCGTCCATGCGATGCCCATACATGATGGGCAGCACGTTCCCTGATTCTTTCCACTGTCGGATGGTGTCTTCGAATGCGCCCTTGGCAACCACGTCACCGTATGAGTCAGGCGTCCGCGTGAAGGTGGACGGGTATACCAGGAATTGACCTTCCTCGAGGTCGTCACCGTCTGTCCGGAACGATACCGGCATGTCCTTGAGCTTCATCTATGCTTCCTCACTGTCGAAATATTTCATCGCCGCTGCATTCGCCTGATTAGCGAATATGCCCGCATTAAACTGGTCAATACCGGAAGACACGAGGTCGGCTTGTAGCTCACGTTCCCAACGTTTCCAATCGATACTTTCGCCAGCTGCCTTACGGGAACTATTGGAACGTTTCATGCGCGCAAACCATCGCTTCACCACATCCTCGACCTCGGCCGGAATGGGTTCCCCACCATCCTGCGGACTGGACTGGCCGCCTTTGGTCACGTTGAGTGGTACCACGAGCTGATTCCCGCCATCAAGTTCAGGCAGATTCTGACGCGCGCGCCCTTCGTTCACTGTCATCCATGGCGCTCCGATACTGGTAGACAGCACGCTAGCCTGTTCCTCAAAGTCACCGGCAAGCTTGGACTGAATATTGAACTCAAGATACGGGTTCGTGGCCTTACTGACCTTAGGAACAAGGAAGGCGTTGAGTCTATCCTGAATCATCTGCATCAGAGGACCGAGAGTTTCCGAATACAGCATCTTGCGGAATTCGCGCGTATTGCTGAAGTTCGCATTATCTAGAACCCCTACCATGACTGGGTTCACGTGATACACCTGGGCCACGGTCTGCAATGACAACTTCGTCACTTCCAGAAACTCGTCCTCGCGCGCCGAGAACCCAACGCGATTCATGGTCATGCCATCCTCAAGCAACGGACTTGAACCAGCCTTGCCGCCGTTATCCTGATATTCCTTCCAATCCCGTTGGAAGCGTTCACGCGCCTTGTCATCCCAGTTCGGAGCATCCTTAGGACGGGACAGATACATACCGATACGACCGCCACGCTTCCACATCTGCGTGCGATATGACCACGCCTGAATCTGTTCGGCAATAACATCCTTCAACGCACGAATCGTAGAGACACCGCTGGTCGGATCCTTTGGATTCCAGCCATGGAAAACAACCATGTCTTCTGCATCAACAGTCACCGCAACGCCAGAAGGCGGCTGAACCTTATAGGATTGCGGGGAAAAGACATCTCCTTCAAGCTTCATAGTCACCCAAGAGGGAGGAATTGGACGGATTATCCAACCACTCAACGCACTCGCATCGGGCACCAGAATCCAGTAGGCGATATCATACAAAGCCATGTCCGAAACCAGAGTACGAATCAGATCGAACTGCGTCATGTCCGGATTTGGCCTGTTCAGCAAAGCATTCAGTGGGTCATCGGTAACTCGCACCCTGTTCGTATCAGATTCGCGATTGAACAGCTGCAATCCAACCTGAGCAACGTTATCGCCCATGAAGGAGATAACCGTTCGCAGATGCGGCTGCGTCGCATACAGTTCCGCAGGAGATTGGCCGAGCACCTGGGCCACATCATCCTGAGTGAACGTGACATTGACCAGGGGGCGATTGAACCAGCCCGAAATAGCGGACCAAACACTCACACGATCCCCCTTTCCTAGAGAACCATCAGCCCATGCTCCGCGTAAGCTGAAGCGGTCACGGAACCATTCGAAGCCTCGAACATCTCGAGGCCGTACAACGCATATGTTTCAGCAATCAAACCCGAGATATCCATCATGGAGTTGTTGCGATCCCAGACCTCGACGTCACCGAGTTTGCGTGCCACACCAGCGGAGACGGCCTCATCGATGGCTGGCTGCGGCAGATGCCTCAGCTTCTCCTCACGCACACGGTCACGGAACTGGCCCGTACTCGCACCCAGACGGGGGCCATCGATCGAATCGACCTGGAAACCAAGCTCAGCCAACGGGTCGATGAGATCAACGGCGCGACATCCCCTGCCCTGTATGGCAACCTCATTGGCACCCGTGGTGTCACGGATACGTTTGAGAAGTTTGGGAACCCACATCATCCCATCCCTGCGGGTCACCACCTCCACATGCGGTAGTCCATCGGCACGCAAGCCTGCAGCGGCGACCCACGTCACCGAACCATCCGCAGTAGTGTCAATACCGAGCACGATCCGTCCACCATCCTCGATCGAGGAACCCGCATCGGTGCCGCGCTTCCATTTATCAGGATCGAGGTACGTGTCCACATCGGCGGTCACCCACTGGCACAGCACCTCGGTACGGAAACCCGTCTCGGTCATGCCGGCGGCATCAGAAGCCAAAGACTGCACCGTCATGCCACCAAACCCGATACTCGGGTTCGCCTGACACAACGCCTCGGGATCATCCAACGCACACCCATCAGGAGCGGACCATTCAAACAGCCCGATGCTCACATCATGCGAATTCGCAAACTCCTCAGCATCCTGCAAGCCATCCTCAACATATTTGTCCCACTCCGCGATCTGAGCGATACCGGCATCCCGCTGTGCCTTCAACACCACGCTGGTGCCATCCCCGGCATTGGATATACCCCACAACTGGCCCGACCAGAAACTCTTGGTGGTCTGCGACGTGGCATTCCAGGCAACCCACGTCTGCTGTTCACGGAGCTCATCCATAAGCACACGAGCAGCCGGCTTTCCACGGGCGTTCTTCGCCGCCCTAATCTCATACTGAGCCAGCTTCTTCGACTGGATATACTCCTTGCCATTCGTGTCCGAAACCTTCGCGGTGTTGTCCTGGAGCGCAGGAACCGCAAGATCACCAGCCTCCTCCGTATCCGGCTCCGGGTCACACCACATTTTCACTTGAGCCCAAGGCTCACGCGCAATATCAAGATTCTGCGCGGTCCCCACAATCTTGAACTTCACAGGAGGCACCCGCTCAGGATGTCGCAACGAATCCACCAGAAGCCACCAACAGGCAAGGACACTCGCCAACATGGTCTTACCGTTCTGCCGCGCCACCAGCACAATCACACGGCGGAACCGATACGAACCATCCGGCATCAACTCCAAGGCATGCACCAACAACCATCGCTGCCACGGACGAAGCTCGATGCCAAGAATCGAACGGGCGAAATCAACGACTTCGTAACCCAGAGAAGTCTCAGGAGTAAGCTCCCTTAAAGGACGAGTCCAAATGCGAGGCTCCATCTTCCCCAACAATGTCGAAGACATGGAACCACCACCTTGAACGAAGAGAGAGACATGCAACCACAACAACTACCGATACAAGCCACAGCCCCAACAAACAGGAAACCCCTATCCACAAGCGCCATAACAGGACTGATCCTCAGCATCATTTCATTCCTGCTCATCATGACCGTAGTAGCCGAATGGATAGCACCATTCTTCACTTTCTTCGGATTCCTGGGGTCAGCTGCCAGTCTTGTATTCTCCATAGTCGGAGCAGTGTCATGCCGTGCTACAGGTGTACGCAGAGGTACTGCGATAGCAATAACAGGTATCGTGCTGTCACTATTTGATTCATTTTTAGTATTGATGGTTATAACAATTGGACTTGCATAATTGATATCAAACGGACTGTCGGTGCTCACGGCGGAAATCAGCGAGCATATCCTTCTGTGAGCCGCCTTTGGACTTCGCAGGCGCTTTCTGTGCGACATCAACGGTCATGCCAAGCGCCTGCAAATATTTGAGGAACGTTGGGACAGTGACATTGTCCAGCTTCCCGTTGCCATCAATGAATCCGTCCTCCGCAATCAGGTCGATGCGTTTCGCAAGTACTCTCGACGTAGCAACGAGCGCGGAATCCTTCGCTGAGAGACCGCTCATATTACGCAATGATCGTTCAAACGCATCAGCGACGCTCAGCAACTCGAACCTGGCAGCCACGATTCACCTCCGCCCTACATCGCGCGCGACCCCTATTGGAAAACTCGGGGAGAGGGGAACACTCGCACGCGGGAAGTAAGCCGGCACCGAGGTCTCCAGCGATCTAAACGCCCTATCCCCTGTATCATTTTCCTTTTGATTCGTTGATATATTTCAAAAATTTCTCTAATACCATTGCCTGCTGTGTATTCCGAGGCTGAGCTTGGGTGGTTTGTTGCTTCGTAGCACGTTGCATATCTTGTGTGCGTGCCTGAAGTTTGCTGGATCGTATTGCAATGATGCATCGATGCTGACTGGAACGTAGTGGTCGAGTTCGTGTGAGTCGTCGGCGCT